TGCGGTCGCCGCCTGAGTGTCAGAGTCTTTGAAAAAATTATGGCTGCTAATAATCCCCATACCAACAATGGGGAAAAGTCCAATCTTCCTGCATTGTACTCAACTGAGTTGGCATTGGTGGATGACTTCATGGCGGGAAACAAAGTGAAAACCACGAAAGGCCATAAGGTTGGCTACAATGCGGATTCGGTGGCTGGCTATCGCGCGGCGAATGGGATTTCCCTCGACAATCAGCTTACAGGCAAGTCGCCAGCCTCCAAATTCCTTCTCAAATAAGGATTTGTGGATAACTTGGTTCCTGCCTAAAAACTAGGCAGGAACTTGGGTTGTTTCTGTCTGAAATGTGGTTCATTTACGGATTGCAAATCAGGAGCTTCTCGGTTGATTCAAAAGACTAAATATCCTAATATTCATGTGGATATATCCAAGACGGATGGTAACGTTTTCTCGATTGCGAGCCTAATAGCCAATTCCCTCGCAGAGAATGGAGTGTCGCCCCTGGAAATAAACGAGTTCATGGATGAATGTATAGCCACCAAGAGCTTTGTCCAGTTTTTGTTTGTTTGCTTGAAATGGGTTGATATCTAATGTCTAACGAGAGTTTGATTATTATCAATATAGCTTTAACGCCATTTATTGTTGGCGGCACGATTGGCGATTGGAGAAATGGTTGGCCTCTAAGGCTAACCTGGATGATTCTTCTAGGATTTATCCTGAATAATCTGTATAAACTATTTTATCCCTAGTTCCTTCTCCGTCATAATCGCGGCAATTATGAGAGTACGTTCAAAGATACGTATCCTCTCGTAATTGCCGTTTCTTATCGATCTGTCTGCGTCTACCTTCCTTTATCCTAGCAATCTGTTCCGGTGTCCTTTTCTTACCGATTCGTTTTTCTCTAGATTTTATTACGGCTTCATTGGTCATTTTCTTACCTTTGTTTCCTTCCGAAATCCTCCCTTTATGTTCTTCGGAGAGCTTCCCTCCCAATTTTGCGTCTCTCATTTTCGTTAATGTTTCCTCTGAATAAGTCCTCCCCTTCGCAGTTTCAGAAAGTTGGGGACATTTTTTACCTTTATTCCATGGTATATAACATTGTTTTTTTATGGACATTTTTCTTCTTGCATGATCAGAAGCTATATGCTTATGATTTTTATCACTAGCATTAAAGATCATGTGGTTGTAGTACTTTTTACCCAATTCTTCTCTTTTAATCAGACATAGCCATTCATACTCTTTAAGGAACATATCCGTTTTAGAAGTATATGTTCTTGAGATTATGCGCCTCTTGAAATCTTGCGGTCTGCGCTTATAAGAATTACGCATCCACGTTGAGGAACATATATAACCATCGTCCTCAGTGCCCCAATGGCAACCTATGTAGAAACGGTTATTTTTTCTGTCTCTCCAAATATACACAAATCCATATTTCTCTTTCATTAAACCCTCCCGTATAAATGTTACGGGAGTATTTATTATTGTGTATTTTTTTTACCAAACAATTCTACCTCTGTCATTACCTTGAAATTCCAGCCTTTTTCATCGCAATACTTCTTCGCAGCTAAAAATTTTGCCTCGTTGACAGCGTATGTCAACACCTCATTGATAAAGCCCTTCGTAACCCTTTTCTTCTTCACTGGAGGCGAGGTTTGCGCCAAGGGCTTTATTTCTATCATGAAGGTGGTAATCTTGCCGTCCTTGTCGCGCACCTTGATTACGGCGTCAGGGAAGTAGCGATGCATCTTATTGTCTTTCGGCGAGACGTAAGGAATAATAATTTCCTCCGACGACCATTCAATGATGTCGTCGCGCTTGTCGCACTCCAGGTAGAATTTTAATTCCCATGACGAGCGGTAGATAATATTGGTCGGATCACCTTTATATTTTTGTGGATTCCTCGGGCGAAAGAACCCCTGATAAAACTTGGCCATAATTCCTCAATAAATAGTAGAAACTATTACTATTTATAAGGAACAATATGGCTGGTTTAACTGATGTATTAACAGGATTTCAAACCGCTGTGGCTGTTGGAGCTATCGGCGCGCTTGGGTATGATATCAGTCAGTCGGTCGCCAACCTCTCGAATGAATATGCCTCGCCACAGGCTTATATGTTTCCCTCTGACTTGATCGACACCAGTTCAGGCCGTCAGTTTTATATGACGTTTTTCTTTTATCAATATCAGCGTCCCTCAATTTTTTTGTCCCCCAACCTTTATCCTCTGGGATCGATCACCCTTCCTATTCCTTCCTCCCTGGTGGATTCACAGAGCGTTGACTACAATTCGAATCAGACTCTCTCGCCAATCGTCGGCGCGGCGATGGATAGCGCCGTGCAGGGCTATAACAGCGCTCAGGGGTCTATTCAGGCGACGGTCGGTGCTGTCATGGGCGCGTTTAGCGGAGGCCTAAAGGGAGGCGGCGCACAGACCTTAGAATCGTTTAATGCGCTTGGTAATGCGGCTGGCTTGCCGAACGCCGCCAATCAATTGCTCCAGGCTGGCGGCTTGGCGGTTAATCCTTATCTGACGGTTCTGTTTCAGGCTCCTGTTTTCAAGCGTCATACCTTCTCCTGGAAATTCATTCCTAATAATTTACAGGAATCACAGACCCTTAAATTTATCCTCAACAAGTTTCGTTATCATCAATTGCCTGATAGCAATCAGGCGACGGCGGGAACCTTGTTGCAATATCCCGACATGTGCATTCCGGTGATTTCTCCGTCAGGTTACGTTTATTCTTTTAAACATTGTGTCATAGAATCGGCGGAAGCGAATTATGCTCCCGGCGCGACTCCTGGCTTTAAAAACTCCAATGCGCCATCAGCCTATCAGTTGACAATAAGACTATTAGAAATCGAATACTGGCTTAAGAAGGATTTCTACAATACGACTGATCCAAATCTTATTGCTGCCGCGCCTAACGGCATAACTCTACCGACAGGTTTCTAATGGATAAGTATTTTGCGAAATTTCCACTCACAGTTTATAATGGTCAGCCGGTAGTTGATATCACCAGAAGGGCTGTTATCTCAAATACAACTCTGTTGAATCCATTTATATTTTATCCGTCTACGATTACGGGTAGTAAAAGATCGGATCAATTAGCGCGTCAATATTATAACGATCCCTATCGTGAATGGGTGATCTTCATGACGAATCAAATTACTGATCCTTATTCTCAATGGTACATGGATCAGGCGGAATTTAATGACTATATGCTCCAGAAATATGGCAGTCTGACGCTTCCACAACAAAAGATTAAGTATTATACTAATAATTGGTTTGATAATATTGAGGAAACAATCTCCGTCTCAGATTTCGATGCCTTGTCAACTAATCTTCTTAAATATTATCAGCCCAATTTTGACGGATTTGGAAAGGCCATCAGCTATAGCCGCGTTCAGGTCGATTGGACCCTGAAGACCAATCATCTTGTTTCTTTCAATTTTAGCAACGCAATCCCGACTTTTATTGATGATGAAATTGTAAAAATTACCTATACCGCTAATAATGTGGGAAGTGGTCAGGTGGCTTCCTTTGGTAATAATTTTATCAATATCCAACATGTCAACGGTTATTATTTGCCGAACGGAAGCGTCAACGCGGCGTCGTTCTCGCTGGTCGGAAGCGAATCAAATTCCGTCATTACGATTCCTACCTCAAACGCAGTTATTATTAATTCCTATGACGCCGTGCCGAACAATGAGTTTGTCTATTACGATCCTGTGACTTATTGGCAAGACGAGGACGCTAAGAATGAAAACCAGAAGGTCTTGCAGGTCTTGGTGAATACCTACGTCCCGCAAATCTCCAATGAACTTGAAGCGGTGCTCAACTCATGAAGTCGTTTAAGCTTTATCTAAAAGAATGGAAAAAAGAATATGGTGACTTCGAAATTAGCCAACAAGAGCACGACAATTTAGCGCCGCATTATAATTATAACCCAGATAGCAAACATATAAAAAAATCTGGTGCATCGCTTGCAAGTCTTGTGGGATATGTCAGAAGCTCTACTGGTTTAAATCGCTATCATTGGCACAGATATCATAACCCAGATGTTGAGGTTAACCACGAATGGGAAAATAAAACAAAACATATAGATAAGTTAATGGATACACATTCAACGCCACATTCTCTTACGGTTTACTCAGGAACGAAGATCGATCCTCGCGAGCATATGGATCAAGACAAGATTGTTCATCATCCTGCCTTTCTTTCAACGTCGTTAAGCTCCAATATTGCAGGAAGGTTCGCCGGTCGGAATGCACGATTGGAGCAACCTAACATTCAACATGAACATATGTTAAAAATTCACGTTCCTGAAGGACATTCCGGCATATATGTAGGTTCTGATACTTTTCCATATCAGGATTCTGATTTTCATGAGAACGCGAAGGAAGAAAAAGAATTCATCTTGCCAAGAGGAATTAAGCTAAGACATATTAAAACTGAGGAATCTGAAGACCCATCTTTTCATGGCTCAAATCACTATAAGTATTATCTTCATCATATGGAAATCGTGAAATGAGTTCCTATTCTCCAGGCGACGTTTTAATCTACGATCTTACGCTTTCGTCGCCAAGAGGCTCGTTGGACCTTAGCAGCATGTTTGCGACGATGAAGGTTTACGAATCGATCTTTGTTCCTAACGCCATTGTTGAAATTCAAGTTTTCGACGTAAACGACGCTCTAGGCAATCTTAATATTTGCGGCGATGAAACGATCACGACAACCTTTGGCGCTCCTGGTGGCGTCTTTCCTACTTATACCTTCGCCTTGGATACCATCACCAATCAAACAGCGGCGGGCTCCACCAAATCTAAGATTTATTTTTTACATGGCGTCGGAGTCGAAACCATGTATGCAAAAACCAATTTCGTGCAGAAATCTTACAATACCGACATCGCCTCGATTGTGCAGGATATTCATATGAATTACCTACAAAGTTCGAAGATGCTCATAACAGAACCAACAAATGGCTCGCAGAATATTATGATTCCGAATTACGATCCGTTCAAGGCAATCGATATGGTAAGAAGAAGAGCCGTCTCAACGCTCAATGCTTCTTCCACTTACGTTTATTTTGAAAATTGGCGGGGGATGTATTTTCAGACTATTCAAGGAATGCTGAATCAGGGTCCAGTCAAATACTTCGTCCATCAGGATAGCGTTGGCAACTCAATCTACAATAATACTCAGAATAATATCATTTCCTATGAAGTGCCACAAATCGCTTCTTCAACTGATAGAATTACGCTTGGCGGATTAAAACAGAGAGTTTCGACCTATAATATCAGAACAAGGCAGTACGTCTA